CTCAAGACCGCGAAGACCTCGGCCGTTTGCAACGCTCCTTCGGCCTCTCCGCCGCCCGCGTCGTTCCCGAAATCGATCAGTCCGCGAACACCGCGAGCATCTACGACCAGTGGAAAAACGCCACCGGAGCCGAGAAGACCCGCATTTTCCGTGCGAACCGCAAAGCCCTCGAAGCCCACGCCAAGACCGCCGCGATTTGACACCCGACCAATCCACGAAACCCAAAACCTAACCCACCAACCCACCCACTCAAATGGCCACAACCATCAGCTCCGAACTCAAACTGAATGTCGTCCTCGACAGCGCGCTCGTCGCACTGCGTGAGGCGCTTCTCCCGCTCAACTCCTTCTCGACTGTCTACAACAGCGTCCCGCTCCAAGGCACCGACAAGATCAGCGTTCCGTTCTACCCTCTCGCCACTGACGCGACGAGCGACTTCAACGGCACTTATTCTTTCGGCGACACAAACGCCATCAACTCCCGCGAGATCACGGTCAACAAGCGCAAGTATCAAGCGCTCTCGTTCACCTCGAGCGAACTCGCCCGCCAGCCTTATTTCAATCCTGAGCAACTCGGCTTCTTGAAAGGCCGCAAGCTCGCCGAAGACATCCTCCGTGATATTCTCTCCGTCGTGACCCTCGCCAACTACGGCGCAGCGATCCACACCGGCGCGGCCTCCGCGTTCGACAGCGACGACATGATCACCATCAAGACCGCGCTCGATGTTGCCAAGTGGCCAAAATCCAGCCGCGTCATGATCCTCGACAACGCCTACGAAGGCGCGCTCCTCAAGGATTCCGGCATCAAGAACGCCGCCGCAGTCGGCAGCGCATCCGCCATCCAAAACGGCCGTCTCCCACAGATTGCTGGCTTCGATGTCGTCGGCACGAACCTGATCCCCGGCAATAGCCAAAACCTCGTCGGTATGGTCGCACTCCCCGAGGCGATCTTGGTTGCCTTCTCGCCCGTGCAGCCAAGCCCCGGCGTCCGCAACAACCTCACCGCCTACGAAGTGGCAGTCGATCCAGAGACCGGCCTCGCCATCGAGTATCGTAGCTGGGGCGATCCCGACACCGACACCGAGAAGAGCGTCATCGAGGTCAACTACGGCTTCGCCCTCGGCCACGGTGCCGCCCTCAAGCGCATCGTCTCGGCCTAATCCGAATGCGCCTCGGCATCACACTCAACCGCATCGGCAACGCTTGGCAGGTCACACACCTGCCGAGCGTCCCGCTCGCCGACCAACTCGCCGACTTCAAAGCCAAGCAAGTCGCCGGCGAGTTCACTGCCGACGAAACCCTCGTCGTCAGCCTCGGTGACACGCTCAAGCGCCACGCCAAAAAAGCCAGCGCCCCCGCCGTCGCCACCGAGCCGGAAGAAGAGTCACCAAAGCCAAAGAAGAAATAACCCGCTACCCGCGCGATTCCCCGCGCCAGCCCGCAAACGCCCCGCCGGTTCTCACTCCCGGCGGGGCGTTCTGCTTTTTGACACTTCCCCAGAAGCGTGACCGCCGCCGCGATTTCCGCTTTCCGAAACCAATCCGTCCGAGTCGCCAACTCCGCGCACGGCGTCGAAGTCGGCTTCCGTGGCCAAACCCTCCGCGTGGTCCTCGCGCCTATCGCCATCTCGCTCGATCTCAGCACCGGCGGCCTCACCCAAGGCGGCCAATTCCGCTGCCACCTCCTCGCCGCTGACCTCGCCACCCCGCCCCAGCGCGGAGAGGCGCTCACCTATCGCGGCCGCTCTTACACGATCAAGGACATCGCCGAATCCACCAGCGACGCCGAGCACATCGTGACCATCGCCCCAGGAGGTCGCCTGTGAATCTCGCCGTCGAGCAATCCCTCGCCACCTGGCTGCAAAACCTCCCCGCCTTCGACGGCATCGCCATCCACACCGGCCAAAGCAACGCCGAAATCCCCGGCGACGCGCCCTCGATCATCGCCGCCTGCGAGTCCGTCGAGGCCATGAGCACCAGCCTTCACAAAGCCACCGCCGCGATCCTCCTCTCGACGCCGAGCACCCAAGACATCGAGCAACACCGCCAGCTCGTCGACTCCCTCCGCTCCTCACTCTACGCCGCAACGGCCCTGGCCGCCGCCTTCGCCCCCACCGCCACGCTCCTCGGCGCCGACCTCCAGACCTTCACCGAATCCCAGACCGACGACCGCTGGCTCTGCACCGCGCAGCTGACCCTCGGCCTCGCCGCGATTTGACACCCGCCCCTCTCCGAAACCCACAACCCAACCCAACCAACTCAAAATCATGGCAGCTTCAATCTATCGCTCATCGGCCGTTTCCTCGGCCACTTATGGAACACCGGAAGTTTCCGGCCTCATCGTCACCGGCTTTTCGATTTCGGAATCCGCCGATGTCCAAGAGGTGAAAGACGACCAGGGCAGCGTCGTCGCCGTGGCCGTCGGCGAGCCGATCCAAGAGGTTTCCGTCGAAGGCATGCGCACCGGCAGCTTTTCGCTGACCGTGGGCGGCACCGCCTCGATCACGATGCCCGCTGGCACATCCCTCGGCAGCACGACCATCTGCACCAGCTTGGAAACCAGCTTCGCCGCCGAGCAGTTCGAGACCGTGTCCGCGACTCTCCGCAGCTACGGCACCGCGATGACCGCCGCCTAATCCCCACCCTCCGCGCCGGGGCAGTCGCCTAGCGGCTCCCCGGCCGCACCCCACGAGAAATGCAACCACGACACATTGCCATTTTCAACACGCGCGACCTCAAGCTCGCCAGCATCCTCACGGCCCTCGGCTTCGAGTTCGAGAGCGACAAAGCCCCCGCGACTCGCATCAAGCGCGAATCCGGCGACGAGTCCACCGTTTTCCACTTCAAAGCCTCGCACCCGACCACCGGCCAGCAAGCCGATGAGGTGATGCGCGCCTTCGCCAGCGAGGACTTCATCGAGAAAAATCCCGAGTCACCCGTGTCCTACATGCTCGCCGCCCTGCGCAACCGCGATCAGCTCCTCACCGCCATCAAGGCCATCCCCCGCCAGATCGTTTTCGAGCGCAACGGCAAGATCGTGAGCATCTCCGAAAACGCCACCGAAGCCGACAAGAAGCGCTTCGCCAAATTTCTATGACCGCCCGAGAGCGTGAACAAAAACTTGCTCGCCTGGATGAAATCGAGGCCAAGCTAGACGCTCGCGACTTAGAACTGGACTCTTCCATAGGCGATCGTCAGGCGGATCTGCGGAAGAAGATTTGCGACAAACTCGGAGACCGCCCCATTTCAGGCCAAGCCGCTCAACGGCTAGAGCAGTTCCTCTCGAATGCCTACCCAGAACTGCGCGAAGTCATCAATTCGCAAAAACAAAAAATCTCCGAGCTAAAACAAGCCATCGCCACCCAGCGCGAGATCATTAATGGCACCTATATTTCCCGACTCCGCGAAGAGGCCCGCCAAACGATGGGGAAACCCGGCGCGGCAGGCCGTGCCGGTGCCGCTGGTCAACGCGGTCAGGACTACGCCTCGACCACAAAAAAGAAATGCTTTTGCTGCTAATCACCCAAACCAACCAACCCAAACGACAAACACATGACAGACACAAACGACCTCCTCACCGACGACGAAGCCCTCCGCGAGCGCGCCATGACCAGTGGCCCGCAAGCACTCTCCCGCTGGGAGATGCGCCCCACCGCCGCGCTGGAAATCTCCTGGATGCAGCGCAACAAAATCCTCTCGCCCGACATGGATATCCTCTGGCGATCCGGCGGCTTCGCCTTCATCCACTCCGCGCCCAAAGCCTCCGTGCGCTCCGTGGTCAACGACTTCTCCCGCTTCGCCATCGCGGTCGATGACTGGATGGAAAAACAAAACCCATCCGCCTCCGAGATCGCCGAACTCCAAAAGCTCTGCCTCGAGCGCACGAACGAATACTTCGCGTCCTTCTCCGAGACCCAAGGCGGAAAGTCCGCAGGGGGAAACTAAACGGCCCCGGTTGGCTCGCAGGCTATGTTTACCGCATCGCTAAGACCACCGGCTGGGGCTATCGCGAAATCCTTGAAGACCTACCTTTCGCCGCAGGGCTCCAAATCATCCACGCCGACGACGCCGCCCACGGCCGCCGCCGCACCTGGACCCGCAACTCACGCAAGGTGGATTTTGACTCCCTCGCCGCAATAGACGCCGCATTTGCGAAAATCACCTGATGCCAAAGTTCAAACTCACCAATCTGAAGTTCGAGAAAATCATGAAGGACTACGCGAAGATCCGTGAAACCACGATTCCCGACGCCGTCCACATGAACGCTCGGCTTTTGTGCGTGGAGTTGGCCCGACGGACTCAGGCATTCGGCCACGAGAGCGAGGAGCAGCAAAACGAGCGCATCCGCAAGGACATCTCCAACATCATCAAGCCGCCGGTCTATTTTTTGAAATTCCTCGAAAAGACAACCAGCGAAAAGCTGAAGGCATCGCTGAAGAAAAACTACTTTGCGAACCGCTGGAGCACCCTTTCCGAAATTCTCGCCAAGGTGGGAATGGGCAGCGAAGCGTTCACCGTTGTCGGTAGCGATGCGATGCGCGGAATCCATGGGGAGAACCGCAACAAAAGCACCGGCCGCACCTACAAGCGCCCGAGCAAATTCTATCTCTCGCAGGACTCCACCACTCTGCACAACTACATCGCCGAGCGACAAAAGCTCGCCGGTCTCGCCAAGAGCGGCTGGGCCGAATGCGCCAACCAGCTCCGCAAGGTTGTCTCTGGCGCACTCACTCGCGGCATTAAGCCGTGGGTCACCCGCCACTCGAAAGGCTTCGGGAGCGTCACCGATAATACCGGCAACCTCTTTCGCCCAACGGTCACCCTCACAAACTCGATTCCATGGGCCGACAAGGTGATCCGCCCCAGCGAGCAACTTATGGCGCAATCCGTTGTCGCAGAAAAAATGAAAAACCAGATGGCCCGAATCCTCAAAGGCCGCATCACCAAACTCCAGGAGGCCGCGTAAAATTATGGCAGATGTCTCAGTAGAATTCGGTGCAACAGATGTCGGGCTGGAAAAAGCCCTCCAGCAAATCCAGACCGAGATGGGCAACCTTCAGGGGAAGGTCAAAAGCGGCGAGCTTTCCATGGAAGAACTGGAGCAAACGATGCGGCGCATCGGCCAGGTCGAGAACATGGAGAAACGCCTCAAGGCCATGGGTGACGCCTCTGCCGAATCCTCTCCGAAAATCAAAAAGCTCGGTGATGACATCGACACCGCCGGATCAAGCGCCCAATCGGTTGGCGGCATCTTCGACGCCGAGTTCAAGAAAATCGCCGGAGCATTCACCGTCGGCAACCTCGCCGCCGAAGGTTTTCAGAAAATCATTAGCCTCGCGTTCGACGCTGCTCAATCTGTTGTGCAAGGCTTCTCCGACGCCCTCGACCTAGGCGGGCGGTTAAACGAACTCTCCCAGCGCACAGGTGAATCGGCCGGCAAGCTCCTGGTGCTCGAGACCGCGTTTAAAAACTCCGGCCTGGAGGCCAGCACGGTCGGCACCGCGATCAATAAGCTCCAGAATTTCATGCAGGATGCTGCCAATGGCGGCGACAAGCAGCGCGCGGCCATGCAAAGCCTCGGCGTTTCCATGTCCGATCTCGCAGGCAAGACGCCGACCGAGCAAATGCAAGTTTTCGCAGATAAGATCGCGGGCATCGAAGACCCCACGGCCCGGGCCGCTGCCGCCTCCGAGGTTTTCGGCGACAAGCTCGGCGGCAAGCTCCTACCCCTCTTCTCCGATTTTAGCACCAACCTCGAAGACGCCCGCGCCAAAGTGGGATCCCTCGAGGAGGTCATGGATGAAAACGCCGCCACCTTCGACGCGGCCGCCGAGACCATCGATGCCGTCAAAGGAAAGATGGCTGCCTTCGCCGCCGGAGTTTTGAGCGAGACGATCCCGGCGCTTGAGGATTTGGGCAAATCGATGGAGCAAGTCGATGCGGCAGGACTTGGCCAAGATGTGGGCGAGTTCCTTTCCCCTCGCTTGGAGAAACTGAGCTTCGTCACCATCGGCGCTTCCGAGGCGCTGAAAGAACTCATCGATCTGCTCACGACAGCGCCATCAAACACCTCCACTTTTGGCAAAGCCATAAACGCCGTTGCGGAGAGCCTTGATGGGTTCAATTACTACATGCAAAAGGCGATCAATTTCATCTCTCCGATGGATGATCTTTGGACGATGCTTGAGCAGAAAGGCCGCGCCGCCGCCGATGCTCAGGACACCGCCGCCGCATCGATCCAAGGCACTGGCACCGCCGCGCAGACAGCCACCACCGGATTGAAAAATGTCGGCACCGCCTCCGACACCGCCACCGGAAAAGTCGATGCCCTTGGCACCTCGGCGCAGGCCACAGGCCAAAACATCGCCAGCGCTTTTTCCCTCACCTCCGATTTCGCTCCGAAACTTGATGCGATCAGCGGCTCGTGGGGCGGGGTAAACAACCAAATCCTCGGAGGCAAAAATCTCCTCACAGACAACTACAACCTCTCCGATTCCATAACCGGCAAGGTCGAGGAGCAGGCCGCTGGATTTGGAGGAGTCAATGAGCAACTCACCACCAGCAAAGACCTATCCACGCTCATCGATACCACCTACGGCAGCCATGCCGAGAAACTTGAAAAGATCCAAGAAAAGCAGGCAAAGAATGTTGAAGGTCAACGAGAGCTAGTCGAGCTTGAAACCCAACTGAACCTAGCCAAAGCCGCAGGCAACACCGAACTCGCCACCGCGCTTGAAAAGCAACTTGAGCAGAAGAAAGCCACTGAGGAAATCGCCAAGCTCACAACCGAGTATCAGAAAACCCTCGGCGTCACCAAACAAGAAGCCGGAGTCCTCGCCACAAATTTCGTAAACGCAAAGAACGCCGCAAACTCTATCGGCGACCGCACCGTTTCCGTATCCATTAGCACGAAGGTGGACGACGCTCGCTGGAAAGACCTCCTCGCCAGCATCGCTGCAAACGGCGACCCGAAGTCTGTGCAAGTCGCCATGCAGGTCACGGGCAAAGACACACTGTCCGAAGCCTACAAGACCCTCCAAGACATGGAGACGGTGCAGAAAAACTTCACTGCCGCTTTCACCGCCACCGGCGCGCAATCCATCGAAGAGATCAAAGCCAACCTCGAAGGCATCCCCACCGAGGCCCAGCGCCAGCTCGCCCTCCAAATCACCGGCGAAGAGGATTTCGACCGCGCCAAGCAAAAGCTCGACAGCTTCGCCGGCACCAAAGAAGCCAAGCTCCTCCTGAAAGCTCAGGGCTTCGAAAACATGGATGCCTTCCAGAATCAACTCAACGGCATCGTCGGCGAGAAACGCACCAAGCTCCTCCTCGAATCCCTCGGCCTCAAGACCGTCGAAGAAGCCAAGCTCGCCCTCGACCGCATCCTCGCCAACAACGGCAAGAAAGCCGCCGTCACCGTCGAAGCCGACACCACAACCGCTGAGGAAAAAATCAACTCCCTCGGCCCTGTCACCATCGATGCGGACACCACAACCGCTGAGGAAAAAATCAACTCCCTCGGCCCTGTCACCATCGATGCGGACACCACAACCGCTGAGGAAAAAATCAACTCCCTCGGGGCTGAAAAAGTAGAAATTCCCGCAACGATCAAAATCGATCGCGAGGATTTTAATCAGCAGCTCCAACAGCTCCAATCCGACATCAAAAACTCTTTCCAAGGTGGCGCCGGCGGTGCGGGCGGAGCCGGTGGCTCCGGCGGCATGGGAGGCGCAGGCGGGAATGCCATCGCCGACATCGGCACTCTTCAAACCGTCGTCGAGGCGATCAAAAGCGTCATCGAAAAAATCGAACCTAAACTGCCAACTGCCGCTCTTGCGGCTTGATCAATGGTATATATCACAAACGACCTCTTGCTTATTCCTCAGCCCGGCCGGGCGGTCACCACTTTCCCCTCCGGACTCGTGCGCGTGGATCAGACCTACTTCGGCCTCACCGAAAAACAAGCCACCCACCGCGCACTCTTAGCCGTCGGGGCCAATATGCCAGACGGCGACAAATATCCCGCCATCGATTGGCCAAATTCCGACGGCACCAACTTCGAGCCAACCCTCAAGATTTTCCCAGAAGTCCAGGAATCCCGGCGGGAGGAAGGTTTCACCGATTACAGAGTCAGCGCGTATGGGCGAACAAATGAAAGCGGCATCACCACGCGAGGTCTGACGTTGGAAAAATACTCTGAGTCCTTCAGCATTAACCAAGGCGAAGGAGTTGCTCCGGCGCAATATACGGTCGAGGAGTTCTGGGAGATCGAAACTCTGACGATGCAAAAAACGCTGAAAAGCACGGAAACAATGGAGGATTTCCCGGCGGCCCCCACAAATCTTTTTAAGCGCCTGCGCAACCGCCGAGTGACAGGCACCGTCCCATCCGGTTCCCCAGCTACCCTCTATCTGAGTTGGAGCGTGGTGGTCTTGAGCGCTCAGCGCACAAATTTCGGCCACATCGATGAGCTGACAATCACCTTTGGCTACGCCGCAGAATAATGAGCCTCCCCGTCGATTTTGAAGCAAAGATAAAAGCGCCACCCGCATCAAGTGGCAGGGGCTACCCCTACGCCATTTCTGCCGGCGACCTGATGCGAAATTTCGTTTATGCCGCAGGAGAGTTTAAGGAGGAGGAATTTGAAATCACCGACAGCAAAGGCGAAGACTCTCCGCACACGACCCGAAAGATTTCTTTAAAAAACCCATTCAAAGGCACCGCCCACGGGGATGTGCCTTTTTGGAACCGCGAGCTGAACGACAACGCTGGCGGGTGGCAGATGGCCAAGCCAACGGAACAAGGACATTTTTTTTACTGGAATACTCAGTTGAATAATAACCTCGGCGGGTGGCAGATGATTGCCAAGCCTCAAAACCAAGGAGAGATTTTATTTTGGAACAAAAAAGCCAACAACGATAGGGGCGGCTGGGAATTGGTGACTGTCACGGAGCCCGGCGCTTTTTTGGCATGGGATAAAAATGCAAACGGCGGCCTCGGCGGTTGGGTGTCTGTAAATCCCGAGGAAGATGGCCAGATGATTTATTGGTCCGCCGATGCTAAAGCCTGGCAGAAAGTCACCCCCGCCGACAATTCGATCATCTTTTACAAAGACAAGCAGTGGCAGCCTTTGACTGCCCCAGCCAGCGGCACCCATGTCCTCGGCGCGGTAGACGGCGCGCTGCAATGGATCGCAACGGAGGAATGCTGATGCAGATTTTTACCACGGAGAACACGGAGAGCACGGAGGCCAAGAAGAGACATGTTAAAAAGGATTCCCAACCCGCCCTCGGCCTTCCTCTCCGTGTTCTCTGTGTCCTCTGTGGTTAAATTCCCATGACCCTCGGCCGCACATCCTCTGGCGCCATCAAGATCAAGACCGACGGCACGGCTGGCCTTCGCGCCGTTGAGTGCGCGTGTTGTGGGGGGTGCGAGGGATTTGAGAATCTCACCATTTATGTGAATGGCATGCTTATGGAAAAAACACCCCTTTCCAGTCCAAGTGGGGGGATGCTATGGACAAATCCATACGACTGCTCACTTATGTGGTGCGGGACGCATCCAATTACAGGGAGCATTGAGTGGGCTTATACTTGGAGTTCTGGCTTTTCAGGAGACATTGAAGAGATCGTTCCTTGCGCCCCCGCCGGATCGCCATGCGATGAAATTTATGCAACTTGCATATTTGATTTTATTGTAATTACAGACGAAGAACCTCCAGTCAATGTATATTTCCCATTCCAAGATGGCAAAACGCCATATGGGACTTTTGTTCCGAGGATGGAACCGCCTTATCCACAATTTAGTTTTACTTTCAGCAGAAACCCTTGATTACAAAAATTGATCTCGCCCAACGCCGCGCCCAAATGATCGCCCGCTTCGGCCACGCCGCGCACCGATTCGCTCGCGCTGGCTTCGCCAGCACCCCGCCGGAAATCCTCGCCACCCGCGAAGCCACCTGCCGCGCCTGCCTCGAATGGGACGCCACCGCGCTGAACGCCACCGGCCGCTGCCGCAAGTGCGGGTGCTCCACCTGGGCAAAACTCCGCATGGCAACCGAGCGATGCCCTCTCGGCAAGTGGGAAGCCATTTCCTCCCCCTCTGTGCCCCCTGTGTCCTCTGTGGTCAATCCGCTCCCGCCCGCTCCGTGAGCCACTCGGAAGCCCGAGTGATTTGACACCCGCCGCTCGGCAGCGGCATGAAACTTTTCCTCGACCTCAAAAACCGGCGCTTCGTTAAGTCCGCCGCGTCGAATGTCGCGCTCGACCGCCTCATCCTCAAACGCCGCGACACGCTCCCCATCGAGGTCGTGTATGTCGAGAACGGCGCAACCGCCACGCCCCCCGCAGGCACGACCGCCGCCGTCGGCCTCAAGGCCAAATTCTCCGACTCCAACTTTCTCGCTTTCGCGGCCCCGGGAGAGACGACACTTGTTTTAAATACCATCCCCGTCGAGGCCGCGTTTTCTTCCAACCCCGCCAGCATCTCCGCCCTCCTCGAGATCCGCTGGGGCGCGCCAGGCACCGCCCACCGCACCGCCACCCTCGCGGTGGAACTCCAAAACGCCGTCATCACCGGCGACGAGGGCACCCCCGCCGCAATCCCCGACGGCAAAGCCTCACAAGCCGAAGCCGAAGCCGGCACAGACAACGCGAAGTGGATGACGCCGCTCAGGACCGCGCAGGCCATCGAGGCGCTCGCTGAGCCCGCGTATTTCGGCACCACGCAACCCCCCGCAGGCAGCAACTACAAATTCTGGGTCAACACCTCCACCGGCCGCCAATTCGCGCTGATCGGAGGCCAATGGCTAGAAACCAGCGGGTCCTCGACCGGCGACCTTGGCGGCACTGGCGGCGGCGGAGTCACCAGCTACAACGACCTCACCGACAAGCCCACCCTCGGCACTGCCGCAGCCACAGCCGCAAGCAACTACGCCACAGCCGCGCAAGGAGCGAAAGCCGACTCGGCCAGCCAACCCGGCCACACGCACAGCATCGCCGACACCACCGGCCTCCAAGCCGCCCTCGATGCCAAGCAACCCTCAGGCTCCTACGCGCCCGCCACAGGCATCGCTCCGACGGCCATCACCGGCACCGCCGTCATCACCACCGACTCCCGATTGAGCGACTCCCGCGCCCCGCTCTCCCACCAGCACGCCATCGCGGATGTCACGGATCTCTCCACCTCCCTCGCCTCCAAAATCTCCGGCACCGGCGTGGCCTCGATGCAGGTCGTTGCCGCACTCCCCGCCTCGCCTGCTGCTACCACTTTCTACATCGTGATCCCCAGCGGTGCCACCACCGCCAGCGCCGTCACTTTGGGCAATGTCTCGCTCCTCACCGGCGGAGGCTCGGGCGGCGGAGGCGGCGGCAGCACCTTCACGCCCTCCTCGATCACTGGCCTGCAACTCTGGCTCGACGCCTCGGACGAGGCCACGCTCCTCGATGCCAGCGGCAACGCGGTCGCGGCAAATTCTCCCGTGGCCCGCTGGAAGGACAAATCCTCGGCCGGAAATGATTTCGTGCAGAGCGTGGTCAATAATCAGCCCACCCGCGCCACATTTAACGGCCTCGAAACTCTGGCATTCGATGGCGCGAACGACGGCATGTCCACCGCGTGGGATTATTTTTTCACCAACATCTCGCTTTTCATCGTCTTCCGCTCCACGGCGATCCAATACAACCGTTTTTTTACGCTCAACGACAATTCCGGCGCATTCGACTACAGCCTTTCGGGAAACATCATACCGCTGGTCGGAAATTCCTCAGGCAGCATCGGCGCTTATGTCGCCAATACCTCGAGCTACGCGGCCGTTGTGCCGTATTCGGCTAACACTCTGGCGATCGCGGGCTCATTCATCACGACGACCTCGATCACCACAAAAATCAACGCGGCCAGCGCCACTGAAGCTGTCTCATTTTCTGGCAAAACGCTAAAAAAAGCCCAGATCGGCGTCATTAATTCCTTTTCGGATTCCATTAACGGCAACATCGCCGAGGTGCTCTTTTACAACACCGAGCTCACCAGCTCGCAGATTCAGCAGGTGCAAAGCTACCTCTCGACCAAATGGGGGATTTCGCTGTGAACCGATTCTTCCTGGCTGACCCCGAAACCTACGAAGCCATCCGCGCTTCCATGGATGCCGCCAGCGGATTCCCCTCCGCGCAGGCCGCCACCTGGTTTGCCCCTGCCGACCAAGCCCCCCGCGATGCCAATGGCCAATGCCTCCTCGCCGCCATCGCGCCCATAGCCGAGCGCTTCGCCGCCGAGGGGGCTAAAGAAATCACTGCCGAGGAATTCGCCACCGCCCTGCCATGATCGCCTTCCCCGAAGACCCCGCCCTCGGCCAAATCTACCCGCCACTCACGGCCCCCGCCATCGATGGCCGCCGTTGGCGCTGGACCGGCTCCGCCTGGGCCGTCCTAACAATCGAAAAATCCACGCAGGAAGAAGCCGAAGCAGGCACCAGCCACGAATCGTGGATGACGCCCCTGCGCACGGCCCAGGCCATCGCGGAACTCGCCCCGCCGCCGACCTGGGACAGCGTCACCGGCAAGCCGTCCACATTCCCGCCCTCGAGCCACACGCACCCCACGAGCGAAGTCACCGGCCTCGATCAAAACCTCGCCGACCTCGAGGCTGCCGATCTCGCGCTCGGCCAGCGGATAGATTATCTCACCGAAAATCTGGACCCAGCCGCGCTAGACAGCATCGCGGAAGCAGCCTCCAGCATCAACTCGCTCCAGACCCAGCTCGACACCCACACGCACACGGCCGCCGACATCACCGACTTCGCCAGCGCCGTCGTCGCCGTCTCCCCGCCCGTCGATTGGAGCAGCCTAACCGGCAAGCCCTCCACCTTCGCGCCCTCCGAGCACAACCACACCATCGCGGAAGTCACCGGTCTCACCGATGCCCTCGCAGGCAAAGCCACAGCCGCGCAAGGTGCCAAGGCCGACACTGCACTCCAGCCCGAGGCCGTCGATTATCGCGGCCTCTACGACAACGGCGCGGACTACTGGCCCGGCCAAGTCGTCAGCTACAACGGCGCGCTCTACATCCGCACCGGCGAACCGAACCCCGGCTACCCACCCGGCTCCAGCTACTGGGCCGCGTTCGATCCCTCTGCCTCGCCAGCCTTCAAATTGTGGGTCGAGCTCTCCAAAGCCGACACGATCCACACCCACGCCGCCACCGAGATCACCGGCCTTTCCAGCTACATCATCGCAGCCGCCCCCGGCCTCTCGATCAACTCCACGATCCGCTATGGCGACGGCACCAGCGTCACCTTCCCCATCGACGGCATCGTCAGCAACGACCCCGAGTCCGTCCTCGTCGCGCTGAACGGCGTGACTCAAGCGCCGACGACCGACTACACCGTCAGCGAAGCCTCGGGAACGATCACCTTCGACGCCCCGCCCGCCGCAGGCACGCAGATCGCCTGCACAGCCCTCGGCCTGCGAACCGTCCAGCCGCCCATCGATCCGACCCTCTACCTCTTCGCCTTCGACTCCAGCCTCGACGGCCTCACGACCTACAGCGGCCGACTCCTCAACGCCAACCGCCCCGCCGCGCCAGCACTGCCCGAGACCGCTAGCACTTGGACAATTAAACGCAGCACCCTCAACGCCGCCGGTCGCGTCCTTTCAACCGCCCAAGCCACCGGCTCATGGCTCAACCGGGAGACTCTCGCCTTCGCATGACAACAATTACCGAGAGCAACATTTCCCAGCAACTCGACCTCTCGAGCTTCGACCTGACCCTCCCCCCCTCCGTCGTCGAATATCCCACCCGCTCGGCCTTCCCAAGCATCGGAAAAGCGGACCGCTTGTATCAAGCCCTCGACGAGGGAATGCCCTACCGCTGGAGCCCCTCGGCGAACGCCTACGCCACGCTGATTTCCATCATCGATGGCGGCGTTTTTTGACATTCACCCCACCCACGAACACCAACCACTAACCCACCACCACCATGCCACAAATCATCAAAGTAAAACGCGGATCTGGATCGCCGGTTTCTCTTCAAGTCGGAGAGGTCGCATTCGACACAACAAACAAATCCTTCTTCATCGGCACAGCCGAAGGCGTCCTGCCAATCGGCGGCGAGCATGTTTTCGCAAAGAAAACCTTCGTCTCCGATGCAGTCGCAGCCGAAGCCTCGATCCGCAGCTCGGCCGACTCGACGCTGACATCAAACCTCAACAGCGAAATCTCCCGCGCCACCGCAGCCGAAGGCGTGATCGCCGCGAACCTCGCAACCGAGATTTCGGACCGCGCCGCCGCAGTTTCTGCCGAGGCTTCCGCTCGTTCCTCAGCCGACTCCGTTTTGGACGGCAAGATCACGACCGAGAAAAATCGCGTTGATGCGATCCTCTCCGCTTCCCAGGCTGACAAAGACAGCTTCGCGGAAATCGTCACCCTCATCAACTCGGTCGATACGACCAACGACTCTGCGTTCGCCGGTTATGTCACCAGCAACAACGCCGCTCTCGCCTCCGAGATCAGCACTCGTGGTGCCGACGACACAGCGTTGGGCCTGCGCATCGATGGCGTCGTTTCGGCAGCCACCGCGCTAACGACTCGTGTCTCTGCCGCAGAGCAGGACATCATCGACAACGCGACCGCGATCAGCACCGAGGCCAGCAACCGCGCATCGGCGATCACCAGCGAGGCATCCGCCCGCAGCGCCGCCGACACGACCCTCCAAGGCAACATCGATTCAGAGGCCAGCACTCGCGCCACAGCGGACACCAGCCTCTCGAACCGCATCACCGCACTCGAAGGTGCCAGCGCGGACAGCCGCCTGGACGCAGTCGAGGCCGATGTCGCCGACCACGAGACCCGCATCACCGCGCTCGAGACGACCATCGACGGCGGAGTTTACTAGTCCACCAGCAACCACTCCCCGGCGGGGCGCTACATAGCGCCTCGCCAAGCGGGGGAGTTAAAAAAAACCGCTGAATAAATCCGGCCCATGCCAAATCCCACAATCATTCCCAAAAAGTCGGTCCAGAGCGGAGCAGTTCCGACGACCTCTCAGCTTTCGCTGGGAGAGATTTGTGTGAACCACAGCGACCGGAGAATCTACAGCCGCAACCCTGCCACTGGAGAGGTATATCGCCTGGCAGGCGCAGGCGAAGCACCTGACCGCGTCTTCGTTTTCGACTCCGCAGGCGACACCACATACCTCGGCTTTCTCCTGTATTCGGATGTCCCCGCCACCGGCTCCATCTACGACTCCGAGTCCTGGGAAATCTCCCGCACCCAATTTTCCGCAGACGGCAACTCCTCCACCGAAGCCAGCGCCACCGGCGCGTGGAACGACCGCACCACCCTGACCTACTCTTAAACCATGATCGCAACACCCATCCTCGCCTCCGGCGACAGCGTTTCCATCGACACCACCGCCGCCGACGCACTGACAGCCACCGACGGAGCCATCTCCGCCGCTGACGCCGGAGCCGACAAGCTGCTGTTCTGGGACGACTCCGCAGGAAAGCTCACCCACCTCGAACTTGGAACCGCACTAAGCATCTCCGGCACCACGCTCAACGCAAGCAGCGGCACCTACCTCGCGTCAAAAACCCTCGCCCGATTCACCGCCGCGAAGGACAACCAGCCCCCCGCCACTGCGTTTGCAACCCTCGACACGCGAAACTCCATCGCCGTTCTTGATTTCGACGCCGCCACCGACGAGTCCGCGATCTTTTCCGGCGTCATCCCCGACTACGCCGATTTGAGCAGCGGCCTCAAAATCCGCCTCGCCTGGATGGCCACCACCGCCACCAGCGGCAATGTCCGATGGGGCGTCCAGTTCGAGCGATCCAACACCGACCTCGATGCCGACTCGTTCGACACCGCAACCTTCGTCACCAGCGCAGCCAACGGCACCTCGGGCATCGTCACTGTCGCCGAGATCACCGCCACCAACATCGACTCCCTCGCCGTGGGCGACACCTTCCGCATCCGCATCTACCGCGATGCCGACGATGCCACCAACGACACCATGACCGGAGACGCCGAACTCATCGCCATCGAAGTTCAACAGGTTGCTTAATTATGGCCTGCAACTTTAACGGGACGAATCAGTATCTTTCTATGGCAGCCGCGCCAGCGAGCGGAAGCCCAATGACAATTTCTGCTTGGTTTTTTCCGACTCAAACCATTTCCCAAGCTTTAATTTGCGTTGGTCAAAACTCTGGCACGCACCGCAATCAACTAACATTTGACGGCAATGTAGCGGGCAGACCAATTAGAGCGGTTTCGCTTGGCACCGGAGGTAGTTTTCAAGCGCAAGGGGGAAGCACAACGCTAAATGCGTGGAATCACGCTTGCGCTGTATTTGGCTCGGCAACCTCCCGCGAAATTTTTGCAAACGGAGCAAGCGGTGCAACAAACACAAACAATGTAGGCACTCAAAATGATGCAACAAGCACACAAATTGGAGCGAGAACTGCGAGCAACTCAACAGGCCTTTATTTTAACGGAAACATTGCCGGAATAGGAATCTGGAACGCCGCCCTCACCGCCGCCGAAGTCGCCTCCCTCGCCAAAGGCATGACCTGCGACAAGGTGCGGCCGCAGTCGCTTGTCTTCTACGCCCCGCTCGTCCGCGATCTCATCGACCAAAAAGGCGGCTTGACCATCACCAACAACAACACCGCCACCGTCGCAACCCACCCTCGCGTTTATGCTTAACCACTACAACCTCACCACCAACGAACTCGTCAACCTCGCGCCCGAAACCCTCGCCGCATGGGCCGCGAACGGCAACCCCAAAGCTGCCGACTACGCCCCACTCCCCCCCAAGCCCAGCGAAGACGCCACATGGGGCAACGGCGAGTGGATCACGCCTGCCGCACCTGTCTACACCGCCGAAGAATGGACAGCCGAGCAAGGCTACGGCGGCAACCGCAGCACGACTTTGCTCTATCAAAAGCTCCGCCTCGATGCCGCCGCGAAATCCTCGCCAAAGCTCAACGCCGTCCAAGCCTGGCTCGACGGAATGATCGCCAGCGGCCTCGCCCCCGCCGCCAGCAACTGGCCCGCCGCCCCGCACTCTTTTGAGGAAACCCTCACCGAAACACTCATCACTCTAAACTCCTAAAATCATGGCCAACGAACTCAACATCGCCCTGCCCTCCAGCGGCCTCACCGTCACCGCTCAACCCTACCAATCCGGCTCTGCCATCGGCTCGGCCATCTCGCTCACCGAAATCAGCACCAGCGGATTCTATACCGGCGACATGACCGGCAGCGCTGGCACCTACCAACTCGCATTCCGCAGCGCCGGTGCCAATGTCGGCAGCGGCAGCATCGTCTGGAGCGGCACCGCCGAAGTCCCCGCCAGCACCTTCAACCCCTCCACCGACACCGTGGCCAATGTCACCCTCTGCGCCACCACGACAACCCTCACCAACGCTCCCACCGTTCCATCTGCCAGCGCCATCGCCTCACAGGTCCGCACCGAGCTTTCGGTGGAGCTTGGCCGGGTGGATCAAAACATCTCATCCCGCCTCGCCGCCGCAGATTACACTGCCCCCAGCGCCGCGCCGACCGTCACAGCCATCAGGCAGGAGATGGACAGCAACTCGACCAAACTCGCCAATCTCGACGCCAGCATCTCGAGCCGTTTGGCCGATGCGGATTATGTCGCGCCCACATCAGCCCCATCCGTGGCTGACATCCGCGCCGAACTCGCCGTGGAACTCGGCCGTCTGGATGCCTCCGTGTCGTCGCGTTTGGCCGGTTCGTCATATACAGCCCCGACAACTCCTCCGACCGCCGAAGAAATCACCACCGCAGTCTGGGCCGCCGCCGACAAGACCGGCTACTCGCTGACCAGCGCCGAGCGCACCGCCATCGCGGCCGCCGTGGAATCCTCGATCCTCAACGAAGCCGACGGCCAAGCCGTCCTCAACGCCATCGTCGGAGCCATCGGCAACACCAACCTCTCCGAAGTCTCACTCGTCGCCGCCGTCCGCGCCGACCTCGAGCGCAACGGCGGAAAGCTGGACAGCATCCCGACGACCGCCGCGCCTAGCGCCTCGGCAGTGGCAGGAGCCGTGCGAACTGAACTCGGCACCGAACTCGGCCGCATCGACGCCGCGATCTCCTCGCGCCTCGCCGCAGCCAACTACACCGCGCCGACCACGCCACCGACCGCCGCGCAAAACGCATCGGCCGTCCGCACCGAGCTCAGCACCGAGCTGGGCCGCGTGGACGCCGCCGTCAGCACCCGCCTCGCCAGCAGCGCCTACACAGCGCCTGCGAACAGCGACATCAGCGCGATCAAATCCAAAACCGACAACCTGCCCGCCTCGCCAGCAGCCACAGGCGACATCCCATCGGCCAACATCGCAGCCATCAAAGCGAAAACGGATCTACTCAACACCGACCGCCTCGCCAATGTGGCGACCACGAACATCGTCGGAACGCTTCTAGCTCAGGCGAACAGCTAATGAGCAGCGAGATCGTCCGAAACAGACCAGGGTTAAAAATGAGCGTCGGCGAGTTCATCGCCGCGCTCGCCCTGGTGGCAACCGTCTTCAGCGCCTCTCAAGCGTGGTGGATTCTTCCCGAAAAAGTCTCCCGAGTGGAGGTGGAGAACGAAAAGCAGGAGCAGCGACTGCAAAAGATCGAAGCCACCGCCGCCGATCGCGCCGAGACTTTGGCCCGCATCGACGAACGCACCAAGCGCATCGAGCAAATCTTAGCCAATCGCCCGTGACCCTTTGACATGCGGAGAAGGGAGATGAAAGCACTCCTCTACATCCTCGACCGTCTCGCGGAAAACTCCACATGGCGCGGCCTTATTTTGGTTGGCACCGCTATCGGCCTCAAGGTCGAGCCCGAGCATCAGGAAGCCATCGTCGCCGCCGGCCTCGGCCTCGTCGGCGCGATCAATGTTTTCCGAAAAGGAAAATGAATCCCAAACAAGTCGCGGCCGTGTTGATGATCATCGGCTGGCTCTGCCTGGCGATGGCCTTCCTCACCTCCTGCGTTGCCGTCCCTGTGCCGCCATTCGGTGACCGCGTCGGCGAAGCAGGCACGCTCCACATCCGCACCAGCATCCGCTACGAGCCCCGCCTCAGCGAAGGCGAAGCCGCCAACCGCGACCTCTGGCACGCCCTCGGCCAGTTCCAGAAAACCCTCCCAGCGCTGAAAGACAAGTGATGCACCTCCTCGACTTCCTCCGCCGAATGTTCCCCATGGCCCAGCCACCCGCTGCGCCAGCACCAGCACCGGAGAAGTCGAAGCCCGCAGGAACGCCGTCGTCCCCGACGGCATCTGCCCCCGTCCGCTACTACCCGCAGACCAACCGCAAGACGCCTAATGTCTCGGCCGGCCGCGTCATCCGGCCCACCCACATCGTGCTCCACCACAGCTCCGGCGCGTATGCCGGATCGGTCTCGTGGTGCATGGACCCCGTTTCAAAAGTCAGCTACCACTGCATCGTGGCCCGCAACGGCAAGCGAACCGTGCTCGCCACGCCAAGCCAGCGCACATGGCACGCCGGCGTCTCAAGCTGGCAAGGCCGCAAAGACGCCAACACCTTCGCTATCGGCATGGCATGGGAAGGCGACACCTACACGACGCCCCTCAGCGAAGACGCCATCCTCAGCGCCGTCGAATACCTCCTGCCGATCCTCGACGAATACCACATCCCCCTTTCCAACATCATCCGCCACGCCGATGTCGCGCCAGGCCGCAAAGACGATTGCTCCCCAGCCGCCCACGCCGCCCTTCTCGCCGCTTTGAACCGCGCCGCATGAGCCGCAAAGCCAAAGCCAACCTGCCGAAAGACCGCGAGGCCATACTCCTGCAAGTCCGGCAAACCCTCGCCGAGCATTTCGAGGTCGGCGTGTGCGTGGTCAGTTGGGAAGACCAAGGCACGACCTACGACATGGACTTCAAATTCGGCAACAGCCACGCCGCCCGTAACCTCGCCCGCGAAGCCGAGGAAATCCTTTGGCCGCTCGAGGACGAGGAAGAAGAGGAAGACGACGAGGAGGAAACCGCGTGAAGGCCACGCTTGAGTTCACCCTGCCCGACGAACGAACCGAACACATCTGCGCGGTCAAAGGCATGGATACCGTTTTAATACTCGACGACCTTCTTAACGAAATCCGCTCCTTTCTTAAACATGGGGGAGGGGAGTTCCGCGAATGGCGAGACGACGAAGGCCAGACCCAAAAAGGTTGCGACGCCACGCTCGAAAAAGTCCGCTCCTATTTGTGGGAACTCCGCAAAGACAACGAAATTCCCGACCTGCCATGACCCCAATTAAAAAATGGAAAAAGTGGATGGCTGTGGGATGCAGCCACGGCGCCGAGATCGATCCCGAAGCCCGCGCCGCCGTGCTGAAATTCAAAGCCGCCTGGAAGCCCCAGACCACGATCCACCTTGGCGACTTCATTGACCTCTCCGCCTTCCGCGCCGGAGCCATCCGCGACAGCAACGACGCCGACCACGCCGCCGATGTCGCGGGAGACCTGATGGCCGGCATCGAGTTCCTCCACGAGCTCGAGCCCAACCAAATACTCTGCGGAAACCACGAAGCCAGACTCTGGAAATTCTCCAAAAGCCCGAACGCCCTCCTCGCCTACGCCGCCAACCTCACGATTCAAAAAATCGAAGACACCGCCAAAAGACTCCGCGCTCCGCTCACACCCTACGGCATCCGCAATTTCGTCGAACTCGGCGGCACCAAATTCGTCCACGGCTCGATGTTCAATGTCAGCGCCATCCGCGACCACGCGGAGACCTACGGGAATGTGGTCATGGCCCACCTGCACCGCGTCGGCTGGGAACGCGCCCGCAACATCGATGGCGCCTCCGGCTACTGCGTCGGCATGCTCGCCAATTTCGACATGCCGTATGCCGCCGAACGCCGCGCCACGCTGGCATGGTCGCAAGGCTTCGCGTGGGGGCACTACTGCGACAATTCCCTCACCGTGAATCTATGCGAAAGAAAAAAAGGCCAGCCCTGGCTGCTCCCGATCTAAAAAGCGCCTGGGCGGATTTCTACGCGTCCACCAAAGAGGACGACCTCGCCGCGCTTGCCGCGCAAGGCTGGAAAACAATTTCGCAAATGGTCGAAGAAACCGGCCACAGCCTCACCGGAATCTCCTCCCGGCTAAGAGTCCTCATCCGCCAAAAGAAATTTGAAAAATCCAAGGCCAACATCCAGACCGCCCACGGCATCCGCGAAGTCGCCATTTTCCGGCCAGTGAGCCAACGCCGTGCCAACATCTCTGCAAAGCGTTGAAAATAAAAGGCCGTTTTTAGATTCGTAATCGATAGGTCGCGGGTTCAAATCCCGCCGTCGGCTCCCTTCTTAAATGCCCGCAGAGGCTCTCCTGGTGTGCTTCTGCGGGTTTTTTGTTGATGTTTCTCTGTGTTGCGCTTGATTGCTGTAAATGCCTAAACGAGCCAACATCGTGCCAACGGTGCCAACAGCACTAGCAACGCAGAGCAACACAAGCACCGTGTCGATTCAGCGGGCGATGGTCCGGGGGGTGGAAAAATTTTGCGTGTGGAGCAAAATCTCGGGGAAGCGGAAGCGGGCTTTTTTCGACGAGGCGGCGGGCGCGGTGGCTTACCGGGATCAAATTTTGCGGCAGCTTGAGGCGAAAGGGACGGATTCTTTTGCCGAGTCGGGCAAGACGGTCTCGGAGGGGTGGCGCGAATTTCAAATGCTCCGGCTGCCGAAGCTCCGGGGGAGCAATGCGCGGCTGGTGCAATGGTGGATTGGACACTATGTCGAGGCTCAGGGGCGGATGCCGCTGGCGGCGGTGTCGCCTCGGGACATCGATGCGTTTCTGGCGCGCAAAGAATGGAGCGGCACGACGCGGCAGCAGGGGTTCGTTTATCTTCGCCTCTTTTTCAACTGGCTCGTTCGATACGAGCACCTGGACCGCTCGCCGGTGCAGCGGGCGGAGAGGCCGCAGGCGGCACCGGTCCACCATTTGCTGACGGTGCCGCAGGTGAAGAGGCTGATCGGCCTCACTTCAAATTGTGACCGAATGCGCGCATGGCTGGTTCTGGGAGTCTTTGGAGGGATGCGAATCAGTGAGGTGGGGCGGGCGCGGCCGGAGCATATCGAGGCGGTCGAAATTTTCGTCCCCCAAACCAAGTCTACCGATCCAGATCCTCGGCCGCGCTTCGTGCCTATCCTGCCGGCGCTCAAGCGGCACCTTCCGAAGAAATGGGACTGCCTCGATGAGGATCACATCAAGCGGGCGAGGACGGCGCTGGCTCTCGAAATGGGGTGGGACGAATGGCCGCAGAATTGTCTGCGCCACACGGCGGCCTCGATGCACTACGCGGCATGGCAGGACGCGGGGAAGACGGCTTACTATCTAGGTCATTCCTCGCCCAAGATGGTGCGGGAACGCTACGCGCGGGCGGTGCGGGAAAAAGAGGCAAAGGCTTTTTGGGCGCTTTAGAGGGCGCGGGAGGCCAAGTCTAAAGCAGTAAAAGCCAACAATTTACCCCCCCCCCCCCCCCCGAGTAATTCGGGCCAGCGCATGACGGGCATGGGGTTGTCGGGGTCTTGCGTTAAGTCGTGGACCTGCCCTACGAAGCCTTTCGGGAGTTTTTCTTCGTAGGAGTTAAGTGACCAAAAGCGGAAGTTTCGGATTCCGGCTTGATCACAACACCAGCACCCGACTGGACTTTTCCCTTTTCTGAACCGTTGTTTTTAGCGGTTGGCTTGCTGACTTCCTCGAGCTTGTAGCTCGGATTTCCAGCGGCCCGGCTGAGTTCTTGCGTCAATAAAAAGCGCACCCAATTCGACAAACTGCCGAATCCATTCTTTTCCGCGAAATCCTTGGAGCGCTTGATTAGATCAGGCTCCAGCGAGATTCCCGCGCTCTTGGATTTGCGCGAAATCGGTTTTTTCGGATTCATGTCAATAGAAAATATCACGCCTCCAACAATTGTCAATTTTTAACCTATGGGGTGAACACCCCATTTTTTTATTTTCAGTGCGTCAACTTTTGCTAATTGTTGGCGCATGGCAAACAGACCAGTCCCGGAGAACCGGAAAGCAAAAGCGGCGGGAATCTCGCTCCCTCCACAACTGATAAACGCCGCGAGAAAGCACGCTTATCAACGCGGCATGAGCCTCAGCGGGTTCGTTCGTCAGCTACTCATCGAGAAGCTCGAGCAAAAGGAGGCGGCATGATCACCGTCGATCAACTCGCCACGGAGCTGAATCTCGCCCCGTTTACCGTTCGGAAATATGCCCGCCTAAATCTCATCCCTGCGATCAAGGTGGGGCGGGATTGGAGATTCCAATCGGTGCAGGAGGTCATTTCGACCCTCGCCATTAACAAGGGAAACAAGACCGCGAAATCGGCCGCGATGGCGATGAGGAGGGCTGCTTGATGAATCTTTATCTCTGCACCGCGAACGGAGTTTTCGGACCCTTCGGCGATTACATCCACGCCAGCACGCCGGACGAGGCGCGCTTGAAATTCTGGCGCTCATTCAAGGTGACCCCCTTCTCGGTGGTCTTTGAACGGAGGGCGAAATAATGGACGCCGACACCACACTTCGCTGCTTGGGCTACGCGCTCGACTTTTTTCAGATCATCACCGTGCCGCTTCTTTTGCTGGCACTCACAGGGAGGCTCGCCCGATGACCATCTCCGAACTCAAGGCCATCGAATTCATGCACCGCTTTGGCGGGGCGTTTGTGCGGGCTTTGGCTCACGCCTCGGCGGCCGCAGATCCGGACAATCTGCAAAGGCTCAAGGTCGCGTTCCCCGAGATTTGGGAAACCTATGAGAACTGGCCGGCGGCTGGGGAGGAAGTCGAATGAGCGCATGGGAAGGTTTCATTCTGGCGATCGTGACGCTCGGGTCGGTGTGCGCCGCTTACTGGTCTGGCCAGCAGACGATTTTGAACCGCTTCCGCGACATGGAGAACCGCCGCAAGGAACGCGAGCGCCGGTGGAGGGAATTCGATGACCAGGACTAAGCGCCATGGATCTCATCGAAAACGCCTCGGTGGACTCGAGCTTTTGCCACCTCTGCACCTGCGAGGGCAAGACCGTAATCGCGGCACTTGTGGACAAGGACTTGGGGCCGCTCTGCGTGGACTGCTTCGCGGCGGCGCTCCGAGCCGAGACCGAGCTTCGGTGGAGCTGCCTGACTTACTCGCCGTCGGACGAATGAGATACGCCGTTCACGAATAGCAAATAATTTCCGCTTCGCCTTCCGACCTTAGCGGGGGGCAGGAGCCAAGGGGGGCGCGCATCCTAAAAAACGCGCAACTACTTAGAAACAAAGAGTGACATGAATATCATAAAAGGAAAACAACAGCGGCCACAGCGGGTGGTCATTTACGGGGTGGAATCGGTTGGCAAGTCCACCTTTGCGGCTCAATTCCCCAAGCCTCTCTTCCTCGACATCGAGGGTGGGACGGCCCACTTGGATGTCGATCGCGTGGCGGTGGACTCGTGGAAGCAACTCGGCGAGTGCATCGCGGAGGTGGGCAAAACGGACTACGGCACCGTGGTTATCGACAGCGCCGATTGGGCGGAGCGGTTGGCGGTCGAGGATTTGCTGGCGGCTAACAAGAAGCAGAGCGTGGAGGATTTCGGTTTCGGCAAGGGCTGGGTGATGGCAGCGGAAAAGATGAGCCGGTTCCTCGGTGCCTTGGATCGACTCATCGAGGGAGGCAAAAATGTGGTGGTTATCGCTCACAGCAAAGTGCAACGCACGGAACCGCCGGACATCCTGGCGGCCTACGACAGGTATGAGCTGAAGCTATCCAAGCAGTCCTCGCCGCTCGTTAAAGAGTGGGCGGACGAGCTTTGGTTTTTCCGGTTCAAGACGAAGTCGGTGACCAACGACGGCGGCAAGGCCAAGGGGATCGGCGGCAAGGAGAGGGTCATTTATACCACGCACAGCGCCGCTTACGACGCCAAGACCCGCAGCGGCCTCCCAGACGAGATTCCCATGGAGTGGTCTGCGGTGGCGCACCTCTTCCAGCCGGTGGCTAAACCCAAAACCTCGGAGCCTGCGGTTGAGATCATCGGCCGCGAGTCGGTGGCCGTCCTCGAGGATAACGAGGAGGCCGTAAACGCCTTCCTCCTAGCTAATGGATCGCTGACCGAGGGGCAGACATGGCGGGACGCGAATCCCAAACTCCGCCAGCAGATCGTGGCACGGCCCGAGGCTTTGGTCGCCAAGGCAAAAGCCGCTCAAATGGAGGTGGCGGCGTGATTAAGGAAATCTCCCCATCGTCCCTGCCGAAGCTGGCGGAGTGCGCCCTCTTTTCGAGTGCGCCAGGAGCCAGCGCGGCGGCCGAGCGCGGCACTTTGTTGGACAAGGCTCTCCGCGAGCTTTTCATGGATGACCCGACGACCTTCGACCTACTGAGCGCCGAGGACAAAAAGGCGGTGGAGTGGGGCGCGAATGAACTCCGCGTCCTTTCCGGCGGCTACCATGTCGAGACCCGCGAGGAGCATTTGGGTATGGAGGTTCCCGGCCTATCCAAACCCGGAACTGCCGACGCGGTATGCGTTCGGGCCAAGTGGGTCGCGGACATCAAGACCGGCCAAGTCAGAAATTACCGCCAGCAGTTGGCGGCTTACGCCCTCGCCTGCATGCAGGAGCACTTCGCCGATTCGTGGACGGCACATGTGGTCTACATCGATCAGCGATTGCGTAGAACCTACGACTTCACACGCGACCAGGCGGAGGCCACGGTCAGCAATCTCATCGCCGAGGCATCGAGCCGGACAGCCGAGCCGACTCCGAATGAATACTGCGGCTGGTGTGCCAATTTCAACGGGTGCCGAGCCATCGTGCGCCAATCCTCCGAGGCTTTGGCTTTGGTCAAGGGCGAGCGGGCGCTGGATGAGATCCGCGCGGACATCGCGGCGGACCCGCTGGCGCTCTCGGTCTTCGCGGCCAACTGGAAAGCGGCCGAGAAGCACCTCGCGGATCCGCTCCTCGAACTCCTCAAGACCCGGCTCGCCGATGGGGAAGAAATCCCAGGCTGGAAGGTCTCCAGCATGGCCGGCCGCGATTTCGTCGAGGCCGATGCCATAGCCAAGGCAGCGGCCAATGTTTCCAAAGAGACCCTCATTCTCGCCCTCGGCGGGAAGATGAGCGGCAAGAACTTTCGCCAATTCTGCGCCGACTCCGGCGTGGAGGTGGATGAATCAGCGGTGAAATGCGGGGCACCGATCACAACCCTGCGCCAAATCAAAACCAAGAAATAACTTATGCCAAAATACACACAGACAGAACCCCGCAAGACCTACTTTGTCGAGCCAGGGGAATATGCCGTTGAAATCTTCCACGGCGAACTGAAACTCAGCCAGGCGGGCAATGAGATGATCAAGCTCAAGTGCCGCGTGGCCTTGCCCGATGGCGGCGAGGGTCCAGAAGTCCACGAGCATTTGACCTTTACGGCGAAAGCGGCGTGGAAGGTTGACCAAGTGCGCGAAGCCTGCGGCTTTGCCGTGGTGCCAGGGGAGGAAGTGGATGTTCAGCCCGAGCAATTCGTCGGCAAGACGGCGCGCGTCGTCCTCGGCGAGGAGCCGGGAGACAGCGGCCACCGTTTCAACACCCTCGAGCGTTGGGTATCGCCCAAGGCGGCAGCGACCAAGCCAGCACCCAAAACCTCCCCAGCGGAAGCAGACGAGATTCCGTTTTGATGAATGATCCTCGCCATATCCGCCTCGCGCTCCGGTTGGCCATCTGCGCGAACGATGTCCCAATCGGGCCGCGTTTGCACCGTGGCAAGCCATTCCCGACCTACCAGCACACCTACGCGCTGGAGGATCGGGGCCAGGCCGAGGCGGATTTGGCACGGGTGCGGGAGTATTTGATCGAGGCGGAAGCGAACCCCAGAAAAGGAAGGAAATAATATGGCAGGAGAATGGCTAAAAATAGAACACCATGTGGCTGAAAAGCCGGAGGTGCTTCAGATCGCAACGAACTGCGAAATGGAGCCTGATTTGGTGGTCGGGAGGCTCGTCAAAGTGTGGGCGTGGGCGTCCCGAAATTGTCCCGCTGGGGGAAGGACACACATTTCGGCGTTTGCACATTTGAACACAATCGGCGGCCATCAACGCTTCGCCGAGAGCATGGTCGAAGCGGGCTGGTTGAAGATCAAAGACACGGATATGACCTTCGTAAACTTCGACCGCCACATAAGCCAAAGCGCTAAAGAAAGAGCACTTAACGCGGCTAACAAAGCCAAGCATCGGCGTCCCGATGATGTCCCGAATATGTCCCGATCCAATCGGGACAAAAAAGGGACCAGAGAAGAGAAGAATAATAAGGCGGTTGCCTACGGCAACGCGCCCGTCCTGTCCCTATGAACGCAATGATCGAACAAAAAGTCATCCCTATGCCAAAGGCGGCAGTGCCTTTATCTGAATCGAGCGAGCGGGCGGCCATCTCGTGCTTGCTCCAAAACTTTGCCTGCCTGGACGCGATGAGCTGGCCCGAGGATCTGTTTTTTTACGAGAAGCACCGCATCATCCTCCGCGCCATCCGGGAACTCCACGAGGCGCGCGTCTCGACGGATTTCTTCGCCGTGCAGTCCCTCCTCGATCGGCAGGGGCTACTGGACGACGCGGGAGGCGCTCAAGAGTTGATCGACCTCTCTACGGTGATGCCGACGGGCGACCCGGGAACGGCGGCATGGCATCGCGGATACCTCATGGACGCGCGGCGTTACCGCACGGCGCTCTCGGCGGTCCGCAAGGCGGAGGAGGGCTTTCTCCGGCAGGAGGGGGACATCGCGGGGCTGGCGCAGGTATTGACCGAGACGGCGGCCATGCAGGACACGCAGCGGGCGGGGCTGAAGGACATCATCAAAAACCTGACCATCGAAATGGAAAAGACCGAGCCGACGGAGTGCTTCGGCACCGGCCTGGGCGAATTGGATCGCACGGCACAACTCAAGCGCGGCGAACTCCTGACCGTGGCGGCTCCGACCTCGGGAGGCAAGTCCATCATGCTGATTCAAATGGCGCTCCATGCTCTGCGGGCTGGGAAGCGTGTGGCGGTCTTTTCGCTCGAGATGCCGGCGACTCAGGTCGTGGGCCGGATCCTTTCGGCGATGTGTGGCTTTAACATCGGCATCCTCAAGTATGTGAACCGCGCGGACACCAAGAACGAGCACCTTAACAAATTCACAGCGGCCACGGCCGAGCTGGCGCACTACGCGCTCGAGGTCGAGAGCACGCTGACCGAGTGGGAGCAGATCGATGGCGCCGTGCGCGAGTTGGTGGCCAAGGACAAGGCGGACATCGTGATCGTGGATTATGTCCAACTCGTTCACCTGCGTGCCTTAGGCAGCAACGAGACGCGCGAGCAGCATGTCTCGGAACTCACCAAGCGGCTCAAATCCCTCGCCATTCATCTGAATGTGGCCGTGGTCACAGCTTCCCAACTCAACGACGACAACCCGCCGAAACTACGGGAGTCGCGGGCCATCGGCCACCACAGCGACCATGTGTGGTTCATCGGCCACGGTGACACAGGGAGCTGGCTGACGGTGGTCAAGAACCGCGAGGGCGAGCGAGGCGGGGCGTTCCCGATCCTCATGCACGGCGCGATATCCCAATTTGTCCCACGGGACGAGAGAGAAACCCAAACAACCAACAAGAAATGAAACCTAAATTAAAAAGTAATTTTTCGATGAATCATCAAAGCCAAGTATTTTATTTTCCAGCAATTTTTTCACACATAAATTCAGAGAACCATGCGCTAATAAGTGCTGCGTCCCATTATTGCATAAAGAAAGATTGCTCGGGTGATTATTATGTGGGTCGCAATCAATGTGGTGAACAACTTCTTGATCGGTTAGCAATCTCCCGATTTTTTGTTCCATCGCATAGCGATGCTCATAAACTCTTCCCTTTTTTGCAGAAGGATGATCTGGCATCCATATTTTCAGCGCGGTTTTTCCGTTCGCTCGAATTTTTTCTGTCTTTTCTTTCCAAGCGTGGTGGCCTGACCCAGATCGCTGCTTTATCCAGCATTTTTTGCTGCAAGTTAATTTGCCTTTTCGCTTCGAAATGTCGCCTACCGTTCTCAATTTCGGGGCTCCACAAACACAACAATTTATATACCTCCAGTAAAATCGTTGGCCAGCTGGTCGAAATTTCGTTTTTTTTCTTTCGTAAAACCTTCCGTCGCCCATGTCGAAAAGAATTTTACCACAATTATGAATCACTTTGCTTTGGTCGTCTTGTAAGAATTTAGCTGGCATTTTCCAAATATAAATAAACGCAACAAAAAAGCAAGGAGAAATATGAACATTTACATTGGCATTGACCCAGGAATCAACGGCGGAATCGCCACAATAAATAACAATTTTGTTCAAGCATATAAGATGCCGCAAACCATAAGAGATTTATGGGAGTTGATACACGAAATAAAAAGCACGGCAGAATTGGAGAATTATTCAATAACCGCTGCACTAGAATCTGTGTGGTCCAGTCCGCAGATGGGCGTTAAAAGTGCTTTCACTTTTGGAAATGGGTTCGGCCATTTAGAAATGGCTCTGACCGCGCTGGGCGTCCCTTACGAGCGCGTAAGGCCTGCCGTGTGGCAGAAGGCCATGGGGTGTTTGACCAAGGGAGACAAGAATGTGTCCAAGCGCCGGGCGCAGGAGTTTTTCCCTGCGCTGAAGGTCACGCACGCCATCGCGGACGCTCTCCTCATCGCGGAGTTCGCCAGGAGGGCGGGGAAATGAGCGAGCAACCTACGCCTGAAACGGATGCGGAAGTGACGACATTCACCTCGATCAGCAAGCTCAAGCGCCGCTTCGAGGCCAGCACCGGCAAAGTCAGCGCGGACTTTGCTCGGCGCTTAGAACGCGAGCGCGACGAGGCGAGGGAGTTGGCTCAGCAAATGTCGGATTCCAACCAAGTGCTTTTGGCGGATGTTCGATTTTACCGAAACGCATGGGAGCAACTTAAGGAGGCAGGGCAATGACCAAGAACGCCGACCACGACTACGGATACCGCGCGCTGGCCGCTCGGATCATCTTAGAAGCCTACGACGACATTGACCGCAAGACGGATTACAAAAGCCAATATGCCACCATGGTCGCGCAGGACGCCAAAGACAGCGCGGCTCGATTTTTCAAAAGCCCTTGGTTCCTCGAGATCGCCGAGGGCTTAAAACTCTCCGGACCCAAAATCAAAACCGCTGCACTCAAATGAACCCACACGCCCACCCGACATTCCCAACCGAGGCCGACCGGCTCCACGCGGCCGGTGCGGTTTATTACCACGACTATGCTGGCGAAATCGACACCGAGGAGGAGATCCTTGCCGATATGTTAGGCGTCACGCCTCAGCAGGCGAGGGGAGTGATGGAGCACACAGAGGCCGAGGTCCGCCGCTCGCAATCGCTCATCCTCGGCAAAGTCGTGGGCATGCTCCTCGAGACGAGCAACCTGCCCGTCATGGCCCACGCGCTGGCATTCGCGGCCGGCCTCGATCAGCTCAACGGCAAACGCTCCCAGGCTGAAGTCGCGCGGGAGCTGGGCGTTACCCGCGCGCTGGTGAGCCATTATGTCATCGGGGTGCGAGATGTCCTCAGCGGCAAGCGTGAGACATTCGACTGCACCAAGTTCCGCAAATCCAATTCCTCCCGAAAGACCTTTCGAGACAAGGCGCTCTCGCCTTTCCTCGAAGCCAAGCGCGCGGCTATCGCCCGCAAGAAACAACAACAACCAGACACCACCACATGCAACTGATCGACACCACCATGGTCACGCTCTCCGGCTTGACCCTACCCACCACCCTCACCAAGGAGGATTGGACAGACATCCACAGCCAGCTCTTGCTCTGCAAGAAGGCAGCAGCCAAGTGGCTCCAGCAATCCCGCGACTACTCGACCGACAAGTGGGGCATGGAGTTCACTGCGGACACCGAGGCACAGCTCGAGCTTGACCTCGGCCTCGCCTTACCCGAAGCCAAGCCCGCCCTCAACCCGGCGGACAAGACCCGCGCCATCCTTACCATTGAAGGTCTCAGCATGAAGTTTGAAATGTGGCAGCGCAAAATGGATTCCGAGATCACCGGGTGGGACGCCGACCGGCTCAACCGCGCGCTCGAACTCCTTACGCCGTTCGAGCAGGAGGCCAAGCGCATTCGCTCGCTCATTGGAGGGGGTGGGCATGGGAACCCTACCAACTGACTCGACCCAAGCAGTTTGCCAGTCG